TGATTAAATCCTCCAACTAATTGTTGTAATATTTGTAAATTTGTATTTGTTTTATCACCCCATGTTCCCGCATTTTCGCCGGTTACCTGAAGTTCTACTCCGAGTGATGTATATGTTGATGCCATAATTATTAAATCCTTATATTGTTAGTTTACTAAACTTAAGCCGCCAAATCAACCTCAGTCCAAGTATTATTGACTCCTAAATCTACTTCATTCCATGGTGTAATATTAAGTGAACCGAGACTGCCAGTCAACTGTATGCCTGTTAAATCTACTGTAGCATTACCATTAATTTCCTGTGGTCCTGAAACAGAGGTCTGTAATTGTGAACCTGTAGCTTCAGCTACTGAAACAGCATCTGCAGAAGGCGATAAAAACGCCATTCCAATTCCAGTAGCATTTACGATTGCAAATCCTTCAGCTGATTCTTCACCGATATTTGATTGTAATTGAATACCATCTGGATTTATTAAAGTTAATGCCCCGACTTCTACTGGTCCAACTGAAGATTGTATTGCAAGACTTTGTAAAGTTGGATCTACGTCTTGAGCACCAACAGCCTCACCTTGCGATGTTTGAGCTTGAACACCAAATGGAGCTACATCACTGTCAGCAGTAGTTTCATGTGCATCTCCGACAGTTGATTGAATACTTAAACCAGATTGTTCAACAACAAAATCAGTGAAAGCAGATTCTTCTCCAACATTGGATTGTAAGCTTAATGAACCTAATTCAACAGAGTATCCTACATTCCATGCACCATTACCCCATTCTAGTCTTCCCCAACCAACATTAATTTCAGCATCAACTTCTACTCCAGGAGTTGTAGTTTGTAACTGTATTCCATCTGCTTGTAGAGTGCCTGATATACCCCAACCTTCATTATTGTTCCAAGTTTTTCTACCCCAACCTGCATTAATTTCACCTTCGGTTCCTTCTTCACCAATATTTGTTTGAAGTTGTGATCCAGTTGCATCTATTTGTACGTTTGCAAGATCTCCCCAACCTCCTTTAGAAGAGTTCCATACACCTCCACCCCATCCAAATTCAGGAAAAGGAATTACATCATTTATTGATGATTGTAGTTGACTTCCACTAACTGCAACATCAGTTTGACTTACTTCACCCCAGTTTCCATGAGACCATGTATTACCGCCCCAACCTCTGTCTGGAAATTGCACTGTATCACCAAGAGAGGAACCTAATTGTAAACCAGTTACGTCGATATCAAGTTTATCTTGTTCTCCCCATTGTCCGACATTCCAAGATAAAGCACCATAAGTTTGCTGAGTAATATCAATCTCTCCACCCATTCCAATACCGTGCACCCAACAAGCATAATAAAAAGTATCATCACTAGCTGGAGCAACCTCTACGTATCTTACGGTGGCAGCATTAAAGTTAGTTGTGTTTGTATAAGTGGATTGAGAAACAGCACCATCTAAAAAATAAGTTACCCCAGTGCTATAAACATTAGATTGAGGATTTGATGTCTGTGTAGCAAAAAACAATGGATGGTTATTATTAGTTGAAGCAGACTGATCAAAACGTAAAGCTCCGCTTTTAACCCATGATAAATCAATATCTCTTACTCCATCTAAATAATAGACATTCCCTTGTGCACCTCCACCAAGATAAAGATCTCCTGTGGCTACAGTAACAGTATAAGTTAATTGTGTTTTTCGATCCATGATACCACCCATTCCGATGCCGTGGATGTAACACAAATAGTAAAAGCTTGTTGCTGATGTAGGGGTTACCTCAACATATCGAGTTGTGGCAGCGTTAAAATTTGTTGTGTTAACATAATTAGCGTAAGTGGTAGCACCATCTAAGTAGTAAGTAACATCAGATGTTAAATAATTTGCTTGTGCGGTCGTTGATGAAAAAATTAGAGGATGTCCATCATTAGTAGAATCACTTTGTTCAAACCTATAACTTTTTCCTGGTTGCCAAGTTATTGTGCCAGGTCCAGTAGAACTTCTTACACCGTCAATATAGTAAACATTACCGGTGCCTCCGGTATAGAGGGCACCTGATGCAACAGTTATATTAAATGTTACGTCTGCCATTGCACCAGGCTCCTAAATTATGCGATTCTGATTATAGCTTGTGTGTTGTTTGGGTTAGGAAACTGAATCGTAAAAGTTCCTGACGTAGCTGTTTTATCTGAGCCAAAGTCCAATACACAAACAGATTTGTTACTGTTTGAAGTGTTATAAATTAAAGCACCTCTTGCTGTTAATGTTACACCTGTAAAAGATAAGTCACTAAAATCTACGAATGCTACTGTTCCTTGTGTAGAAACAAGAGCGTTTACCAAAGCTCCTCCACCTTGTGCATACTGTCCAGAATCTGGCACTTGGTTACCAGAAGAATCTCCTGGATAAGCTGTAGTGTCAGCACCTATTGATGCTTGTGAAGTGTATAAAGCTAATTTAAAGACATCTCCAGTTGTTGGAGTAAAGTCATGAACACCTTCAAGAATCTCTTCCTTGAATGAGTTTGTAATTGCGTTAGTTGTTATTGCCATTTTATTCTCCTATAAATTTATGGTGATGGTGAATCGATTTTTACTCTCGGTACACCATCTGTATATTGTCCTCTGCGTCTTGAGCCCATTTGCTCTAACGCAAAAGCTTCTAATGCTTTATCATACCTTGTTTTATATAGGTTGTACATATCAAGCGGACCCTTTAGATAAGAAAAACACTCTACCAATACTCCGTAAAGAAGAAGATTTTCATATTGATCTGATAACATAGTGCTAGTCGAAGAGTCAAAATGAGGTGCATTTTTAATATATTGTATTTGAATTGTTAGAGCCGAGGCTGGTGTAGGTGCAACAATAATATTTTTATCATTGTAAGTAGCATAATATTTTGGATCTCCAGTGCTGTTACCAGGATTAAATTCTGCGATAAAGGTTTGATCTCTCTTCTCTAAAAAAATTTCTTGATTAGATCCATTTGTAAATTTTACTGCTCTTAGATACTTTAAATCACCTGGTAGACTAACTGCCCTATTACTAGCTGTGAATGTAGAATTAGAAAATTTTCTTAAATCATCGTAATCTACCTTACTTGCTATATCAAGTTCTGTATTTTTTATAAATTGATCTAGTAAACTGTCAGAGAGCACACTACTAGAAACTTCAGTATAATTTCTGACCTGTGTTAAAAAATTTGCATGAGTTATTGCCATTATGATATCTCCACAGTTACAGGGTTAATTAAACATGTAGCTTGTCTTCTTCTATTTTGTAATGATGGATCTCTTGGTTCCATACTTTGTTGACTAGTATCTAAACCATTTGTGTTTATCTCTGTTGAAAAAGTTTGAAAAGCAAAATCTCCTGGTAAAGTTAAATTTATAACGCCTACAGAAGAACCTCCAGAATCTGCTTTAGTATTATCATTTTCAGCCACCGTTCTTGGTTGTTGAAATTTCATATTTCTAGGATTTTGTAAAGCTATGGCATCACTTACAGCGTATCTTCTTCTTATTTGTGGTTGCTTAGATTCGTACTCTGAATTATGAACCAAAGATCCATTCCATTCTTTCACCATTTCATCATATGGAAATGCCATACCAGATCTATCTGATATTGCTAAAGATCTTTTTCCTGATGCGTATTTTGCCATAATTATAACCCGTTAGGATAAAATGATTGTGGTGTAATAAATGTAGACGTTCTTTGACCATCTTCATCTAAAGCTCTTTTCAATTCATCCTCATATATTAATTTGTTTTGTTGTACTAAATTAGGATTTTTTTTCATCGCTAAATAATAAGCTAGTCCAGAACACATACATGGTAAAAATCTGTAAGCCACATCTGCTTGATTAGTATACGCTCCAGAGTCTTCAATTCTTTTTACGATATAATATTTTAGTGTTGTATATGTATTTAAATCAGGTGCCTGATATAAAAATATTTTTGGATTTGTTTGTCTTTCAACATAGTATTGAGATGGTTGACCTGTTGCCAATTTGTTAGGCAATGCAGAATATGTTGATCTGTCAATTTTAGTTAAAGAAACATCCTGTGTATTTGAATTATTAGAAGCAGCAGCTGTTGATGAAACAAAAGCCTCCAATACATCACTAGTTGTTGAAGGTGTTGCATATTCAGCTTGTCCAGAAACTAAAGCATTTTCAACTAATGCAACTTTCCATAGGTGTACTCCTCTGTTACCCCACTCAGAAAATAATAAATTTAAACTTCTTCTAGCAGATTTTAAATCGTATCCAGAATTAGTTCTGATAGCACATCTTTCATATGCTTCTTCAATAATTTCATCTATATCTAAATCAAATGATGTTGTTCCTGATGTTGCCATAATTAAAACCTCTTTTTAAATCCTATTCTAAATTTATCTTTTTTTATACCCACATTCAACTCACCCTTTTTATATATGGTGTTATAATTTAATTCTGGGTTTATTCTCGCTTCTGACATTTCAATATTTTCTTTTAACTTGGCCAAATTAGGATCTGGTGGTGGTCCTTTAATTTCAAATAATTCTAATTTGAATGTTCCTTTTGGTCTTAATTTTTTTACATCTCCTCCCATGTCTCTTTTTAAAATAGTTTTAACGTTTGTTGGTT